ATCCAGGACCTTGCGTCCGGTATCAAGGCAGACGGTCCGACGATCCAGAGGACTCTCGGGGATATCGCTGAGATGGCGCTCGACTTCGCGGATCCGCTGCTCGATGCGGGCCGGTTCTTCCTGAAGAACCCGAAAGCCCTGGTCACGCCGATCGCGGGTATCGGGGCAGCCATGGCGACCTATAAGCTCGCCTCGACCGCGAACTCCATCGTGCAGAGCATGGCAGCGCTTTCCGCGCTCGGGCCTGCAGGTATGGCCGTCCTCGGCGGGACCGCCCTCGTCGGAGCCCTGACGGCCATCCAGGCATATCACGAGATGGCACGGGACGAGCGGGCGAACGCTTCACTGGCAGAACATTTTGGGGACATCACGCTGTCCGCGCAGGACCTTGAGCAGTCCGCGCGGTACATCCTCGGCGGTGATTCCCTTACCGCTGTAGACGCGATCTCCGCGAGCCTGGCGAAAGCGGACCAGCACGCTTCCGGGATGGCGGAGGCCGCGCGGAGCCTAGATAAATATGACTGGAAAGTCTCTATCGGCCTCGGTCTCAATGAGGCGGAGACAGCAGACTACCAGCAGCAGATCGAGACATATGCGAAAGAGGCGCAGGCGTGGGTCGACGAGAACCACTACAGCGTCACGATGGGCGTACAATTCCTGTTCAACGGAAATGAGGCGCAGGGAGAGTTCCAGGAGGCGGCGGACCAGTATTTCGCTGATCGCGGCCAGCAGATCAAGAGCAAAGCGGCAGGGCTCGCCTGGATGTCCCAGCGGTACGGCGCCGACGGGACGATAGACGCCCGGGAACAGGCCAACATGAGCCGGCTGCGTCAGGAGATCGCGGACCTGCAGAACGGCCTGATGTCCGACCAGTTCAACGCCCAGAAGAGCCGCATGATGCTGGACTACGGGTATGGTAACCTCTCGGCCGGATCCTTCAAGAACCTTATGGCCGAGCTCGGGACAATATCCGGGGACGCGCTCAGCAAGAGCGCTGCGTCGTATGAGCAGCTGAAGCAGCTGCCCGCGTTCTCTTCGTCTGAGATGCAGGCGCAGCTTGACGCGGCATATCTTACGCAGAACGCGGACTGGCAGGGCAGGATTATCGGGACCGGTATAGAGACGCTGAAGGGCACGTACGGGGAGGAGCTTGACTCCGCGGCCCGTGCTCTCGCGGGAGCGTTCAGCAGCAGTCTAGCCGGCGCCATGAGCAATCCGGCCTCCTTCATGACAGACGCATCCGGGAACGCCCAGTGGCAGACCGATGCGTTTTCACTGGCTGCTTCTTCCATGGGGGCAAGCCTAGGCGGTGACCAGGACGCGATCCGCGTCCTGTGGGAGCAGATGGCCCCGTCTGCCGATGAGCTCACCGGGCTCGCCGGGCAGTTTAAGGCGCTTGGGCTCGAGATACCGGAATCGATCACGGAAGGGCTCCAGGAATACTACACGCTCGGCGCTGCGGCGGGCGACGAGAGCTCGATCTATTACATGATGGGGAAGCAGCTCGCAGAGGATCCGCAGTATGAGACGCTCTTGACGCAGATCCAGGAGTCAGGCCTCCCGATCCCGGAGAGCCTGTACAACGGTATAGTCGCGGCATCGCCGGATACGATGGCAATGGCAGCGCAGCAGATGAGGACCGACGCGGAGGGCGCTATCAGCTCTGCCTTCGCGGATCCGCTCAATGTACCGATCTCTTTCAACGTCCGGCTGGGCAGCGGGGAGATCGCGAGCAAGCCCGCACCGCACGCAGATGGCGGCATTTTCAGCACGCCGCACGTCGGCCTGGTGGCAGAGGCCGGGCCCGAGGCTATCATACCGCTGAACGGGTCTGAGAATGCCATGGGCCTGTGGCAGAAGGCCGGTGAGCTCCTCGGAGCGGGAAGCGCAGGCGGGATCAATATCACGTTTGCACCGGTCCAGACCTTTAACGGCCCGGCGTCGCAGAGTGATGTGGAGACGGCAAACCGCAACAGCCTTGCCGAGATGCGTGACATGATCACGAGGATCCTGCGTGAAGATGCGCGGTATGCGTATGGAGGTGCGTGATGGCAGCAACGACATATATCACTACGATGGGGGATACCTGGGACTGGATCGCGAAGCAGGTATACGGGGATGAGCTGAAGGCAGACGTCCTCATGCAGGCCAATGGGTCCCTGCTATATACCGCCCGGTTTGACTCCGGTGTGGAGATCACCTGCCCAGCACTCGAGAGCACGGCAGGAACCAGCCTCCCCGAATGGAGGCAGTAAATGGCGCGGATCATCGGACACGGACACAGCTATAGCCCAGCCGCGGTCGGCGTTATGGGTACAGCGTCCGGGCATGTGCGGTCCGGGCATGCGGAGGTCACGTACGAGGGCGTTAACGCGACGGAGATCTTCGAGCGCTGCATGACCAGCATGGCCTATACGGATGAGGCTTACGGGAAGTCGGACCGCGTCAGCATCACGGCTGAGAACGTGGACGGGCGCTGGGGCAACGGATGGTACCCGCAGATGTACGACAAGGTCGAGGCCGCGGTGGTGTACACTCCGACGGATGCGCCGGACATGAAGCTGCCCTGCGGCACTCTCTACGTGGACGACATCCGCATGGAGTGGCCGGCGCGGACCATTACGTTTGAGGCGCTCTCAAAGCCGACGTCTACGGACTTTACAGTCACCAAGAAATCAAAGACCTGGTCAGCTGTCACGCTTCGGCAGATCGCTTCCGAGATCTCCGGGAGCGCAGGGCTGACCCTTGTCTTCGACGCCGAGGATACCGAGCAGATCGCGTCCCTTGAGCAGTCTAAAACCGACGATTGCTCGTTCCTCAAATCGACCGCGGAAAAATACGGGAAAAAATTCAAGGTCTACTCTGACCGGATCGTGATCTACGACATCGCGACCTATGAGGCGCGTGAGTCGGTCGCGACATTCACTGGGGACAATACCGCGTCGGTGCGGTTCGCGTCCTCGGCCCAGGGGACCTACACGGGGGCACATTTGTCGTACACCGCGAGCGGGAGCTCGTCCACGCTCGACGTCAGCGTAGGAGGAGGGGACAGGATCCTCTACCTGAACGAATCGGCCACGAGCGAGGCAGAGGCGCTGAAGAAGGCTAAGGACAGCGTCAACGATGCAAACCGTAAAGCGACGACCGTCTCGGTCACTCTGACGATCCCGACCCTTTTCCCGGCTGCGTCCGTCGTCACGCTGCAGGACTTCGGCGGTGCGATCGACGGGCGGTATTTTGTCACACAAGTAAGCTACAGCCTCTCCGGATCCGGGCTGCAGCAGAGCTTCCAGGCATACAGGATCCCGGACCTGATCTAAGGAGGGCACATGGCTGTCGTAGGCAACTTCGGCCAGGACATCGTCTTTCAGGTGAGTGACGAGCAGGTCCTGACCTTCCAGGAAATGAATAAGGCAGTGAAGGGCCGGTGGGGCAAGGTCACTCCGATCTACGGCAAGCCGACCGCTTTTTTCCAGGGGATGGAGCACGACTCGGTCACTATGCGGGTGCAGCTGTCTGCCGGCCTCGGCGTGAGCCCGGCGAAGGTGATCGCCCGGATCGAGGAAGCTGTCGAGAGCGGCCGGGCGGACTACCTGGTCCTCGGACACCGGCTTGTCTGCAAGGGCAAGATGCGGATCACGCAGCTGTCCGAAGCGTTCGATATCGTCTGGAAAGGCGGGGGGATATATCAGGCCACACTGCGGCTGACATTTGAGGAGTACACGTGATGATCAATGAGCCGGCTTTTGAAGGAGCATACAACAAAGACATCCTGCAGTCCCTCCGGACGATTTTCTGCATACCGGAGGGCAGCGTATGGCTTGACCGTGATTTCGGAACCAGCCCGGAGACGATAGACGCCCCGCTGGCAGCTGCCATGAACATCTACGCAGTGGACGCAGTGCAGAAGGTCAACCGGTATGAGCCTCGTGTCATCGTCCGGGATGTCACATTCGAGACAGACGGGAACGGGCAGCTGACCCCGACGATCCACGTCGTCGAGAATGCGGACTATGACGGCGATGTGGAGACGGTCGAGGATGACGGGGAGATCTATGATTTCTGGGAGGCGACATAATGGCAAATGTATTTGACAACATTCCGGAGGTCTCTTTCATCGGGGACCTCACGCTGGCGCAGGAGCAGGCGCTCGAGATCGCCGACTTCCAGGCCAGGTACAAAGAGCTGACAGGCAAGACCCTTGTCTTGTCTGATGCTTCGCCCTGGCGCCTGCTTATCATGGGCAACGCGGCCCGCACATACCAGCTCGCGGCCTGGACGGACTACCAGGGCAAAATGAATATGCTGAAGTACGCGGAAGGCGACTACCTCGACAACTACGCGGCCCGGCTCGGGCTGACCCGGTCGTCTGGCTCATACGCGACCTGCACCGTGCGGTTTACGCTCTCGGCAGCGCGGACATCCGCGACCGGGATCCCGGCAGGCACCCGCGTCAGTAACGCGGCCGGGCTGTACTTCGCGACGGATGACTACGCGGAGATCCCGATCGGGTCCCTTTACGCGGACGTCTCCTGCAGCTGTACGGAGATGGGTGCCGGAGCCAACGGCCAGGAGGCCGGCGAACTGGACACACTTGTCGACCTGCTGCCGTATATCACATCTGTCTCAAATGTCACAGCGACCACGGGAGGCTCGGACGTCGAGACCGACGACGATCTCCGGATGCGGATATACTCAGCGAGGGCGGCATACAACACGGCTGGATCCAAAGCGGCCTATAAATACTGGGCCCTGTCGTATGCGACCAGCATACAGGACGTCCTGGTCTACAGGCCGTCGGCGGGCACAGTCCGCGTCTATGTCCTCCTGAAGGACGGGGA